AGTTGGGTTTGTTTTTTGTCCGGGAACTTTCATTCCTTGAAGTGGTTTACACACTTTATCTGTGTTACACCAATACATTCCTTTACCACACTTTTCTTCTCCAAGAATTTTTTCTACTAAAGAAATTTCTTCCTTTTGTGTTTTTACTGATTTTTTTTGCGATCCTCTTCCAAATGAAGGAACATCAACTTTACTTGCCTCTATTTTCTGAAGTTTTTGCGCTATTGGTCCAAGTTGATCAGCCGCATATGGAGTTAATCTTTTAGCTCCAGTACTATGTGTAACTCTAGTTTCGGAACTATGTAAAATTCTGCCACGAGTTCTTGGGAATTTTCTAGTTTCTTCATCAACTTTCTCATCACTTTGAAGATACTCTGATGCAGTATCAATATAATCAGCAGCTTTTGTAATTTTTGATTGAACCCAGGCAGGTAATTGTTGATTTCCAGATTTTATACTTTTACGAAGATTTTTAATCGCTCTCTCAATAGAATCTAATTCATTTCTTGCCATATATCCTTCATCATCTTTTTTTTCGCCGGAGGCAATTTCTTTATGATCTTCTTGAAGTTTTTTCATTTTTCCTTTGATCCAATTGTCGGGAGTTTTTTTGTTTTTTTGTTTAAAAGCATTATGAAGTTCTTTAGCAGTAATGTTATAAGATTTCATAATCTTTCTCATAAGAGAATCTATAGAATTATATGAAATATTAGATAACTTTAATAATTTGTTTTCTAATTCAATTACTGCTTGTGATAGCATTTTATTTCTATTTATCGTCCTGAGTATTTAATCTACCTTTTAATAATTTTGATAATTCTGTAGTAGATCCAACAAAAAGTGCATTAGTTACACTTGTTGGACCACTAGACTGCTTAACCTCTTCAATATCTTTTAATTTTTTTTGTAATTCCATTAATTTATCCGTAGCATCGGAAACATTTTTAATTAATTGTCCAACAACTTCATATGCTCTGGGAGATTCTGTTTCTTGAGCAAGTTCAAGTGCATTATTAATTGCTTCCTGCCCTTTCTCAATGATTGAATAAAAATTTCCTCTTGAATATTCATAATCTTTTTTAATATCATTAATTATAGAATCTATTTTATTATCATCAGAAACTTTTTTTATTTTGGTAGATTCAATTTCTTTTGACACAATTTCTCCCGTAACATTAAATACTTCATCCAATTTGTCAAATTTTTTAGGCATAATTAACTCAATTAAATTCTCCAGTAAATCCAAAGTTATCACCAAATTCAATTAAATCATTATCTGCTGTTGTAATTAATTTAACTTCCGCACCAGATACATGAATTGATATTGGAGTTCCATATGACCCTCTAATTACAGTAAGAGAGTTTCCATTTTTACTTTGAACTTGTATAGTTTCACTATTTATTGTAAAGTATGAATTTATTGATATATCTGAAGCATCATTTACTTCAATAATATTTGAATCTATTTCCAAATCGTTAGTGATATAAGTTGTAATATCTCCAGTGTAATTTTTTGTTGCCACAGGAGTAGAAGTATATGTAAGATCTCTAGATGTAGAATTTGTATCTCCAGAAACAAATCCAAGAGAAACTTTTTTGATAATATCTTTGTCTGCTCCAGTGGATACTGGACCAAAAAGATAAACTTTTGCTGTAAATTTTAAAGTATAAATTAATGCTCTTCTAGTAGTATATTCACCTTCATATTCATCTTGCATGGAAACATTATTTAAGATGATGGGAATATCTCTTTTTTCTCCAATAGAATCTATTAAGTTTATAGTTAAAGTGTATGCTGGTTGAAAATAGGGTAATATTTGTTCAACTATTTGCAACATATCATCATTTAATTTAGTCATAATGCTCAGTTCAAAATCCATATTATATGGAACTGGCATATATGTTTTTCTTATATCCGTAGGATCTGTTTTTGTTTTTGATAAAAATGTTTGAGTCGTAGTTAATTTTCTTGTTGGGTCATATGATAATCCAGTAAATTCAAAAGACATTCTTGGTAATGTAATTTGAACTGGTGAATTTAAATTTGGTTGCTGTTCAACCCTTGCTAAGAATTTTTGAATTGGTCCATATGCAAGCGGAACATTAATGACAGATACAACTTGCCCTGCAGAATTAGTATGTTTAATGAAAATTTCGTTAAATAATGATCCAAAACCTATAACTGTTTTGCGGAATATTTCGTGATAAAAATAATCAAACATTTTTTTAACCTAATTATAAACTATTTAACAAGTCAAGGAGTTCCAAATGGATTAATTTCACTAAAATCTAGGATATCATCTGCTTCATCTTGAATAGTGTCATTTTGACCAAATCTATTATTTGGATTAGTTGCTGGATTATCTACTGTACTTGTACTTTTTCTTCGTAAACTATAAGAAGCACCGGAAGTCTGTCCAACTAAAATTTCTCCGGGTAAAAATGTTCCGGAAAGATTGGAAACTTCTAAAGTTTTTGTCAGTACAATCCAAGACTTAACTCTTGCAGTAACTCCACTAATATTACCAGAAACAATTTCATTATATTGATATGTTCCAAATCCAACTACTACATTTGGAGGTGTTATTTGTATTTGAGGTGCTTGTGTGTAACCAAGTCCGGAATTTGTTATTCTAATTTGAGTCACTGATCCTGACTCATTTATTACTGTAGATGCTTTTGCTGAAGTTGAAGCAATACCTACAAATGTAACGACAGGAGAATATAAGTATCCTGAACCACCACTGGTTACTGTAATTATACCAACAATACCATCTCCAATTGTTGCTGTTGCCATTGCACCTTTTCCACCACCACCAATAAAATTAACTTTTGGTGCTACAGTATACCCATATCCGGGATTTGTTAATTCTACTCCTTGAACTCGCAATAAAGTTTTATTTGGTTCGCATAAATCGACAATTCCACCAATCATTGTTGCAATTCCTACCGCAGTTCCTCCACCAAATGGAGCAGAAGAAAAAGCAACTACTGGAGGACTACTGTACCCAGATCCTCTATCAGTAACAGTTACAAATCTAACACCACCATTGACAATAGATGTTATTGCAGTCGCCGTAGAACCAATTCCAATCAACTGTAATTTTTGAGTAGATGCAAACTGCTCACGATCAGTCATATCATCACCAGTTCCATCACCATCAGTTCCTCCTCCATCGGGATTATCAATAAAATCTATACCTGTATTAATTACTTCATCTTCATATCTAAAGAGCTCACATCTTAATTCATAAACGTAATTTTTTTTGAGTTGATAAAAAGGTTTTTCGTGTTCAACATATTTAATTTCAAATATACGATTTCCCAATGGAAAATAAATTAAGTCACCTTCTTTCGGTCTAGACGATAATTTTACATCAGGCAAATCTTTGATCAATTCACGAATATAAGTATCATATCTTTCTCTTGATATAATTAAATTTAAATCGTCTAATTCTTGAATTCCAAATTTTGATAATATAGTTCCTTGACCACCATATCCTTCATAAGAATCAATATATGCTTCTATTGGATAAGCATAATTAAATTCAGACTGAATGACCTCTTTTATAACGGTTTTTTCTGTTATATATTGACGAGGTAAATAATAAACATCAATTCCATAAATTTTCAATTGCTCATTGATAAGATCTTGAACAAGACCCTGTTCTGTTTTTGAACCTTGAAGGAAGAATGGATTTAACATATATTTTAACCAATCATATCATAAGGTGGAAGTTCATATGTTGAAGACATTTTTTCAATTATTACCTCTATCTCTCTCTGAGCGTCATCATAAAGTTGCCTTCCATTTAATTCAATTCCACCTGGAAGTTTTACCCCTTGGAATTTAATTAAATTTTGCCCCCATTGTTTTTTAATCAGTGCAGTTAAGTAGGGTTTTATGAATGAATCATTCCAAACTTTAGAATAATCATTTGGATTCATCATCCTATAGCAATCTATAATTAAATATTCTCCCTCTTTAAGAGAACTCCAATCAATATCTAAATATAATCTGTCTTGTCTTTTATTAAAACGAATTTGTTTTTGTGTAGTTAAAAGAAAATTAATATCTTCTAAGTATGTTTTAACCATACTGTAAGTTAGTAATTCGGTAGATCCCCAATAGTAAATATCATTTAAAAATAATTGATATTTGATACTGAACATCCCACTTGCAATAGAATTAGACCCTTCAAAGTGAAATACCTTATTTACTCCAATTACATGATTTGGAACTTGAAGATAATTGCTGTTTTCATAATAATTAAATGTCGTTGCAGTTCCAACTATATTTGTAGTTACTGAAGTTGAAGCGACTCCAACTCCATCAATACCTTTTGCTCTACCTCTATCAATATCTTCTTGAGTAACTTTATATTTTAAATATGTTTGATAAACACCATCAAAATGCCTCTCATTAAATAATTGAATAGCATCATCAACAAGATCTTCTACCTGCTCTTCTGCTACATTAATTTCAAGTACTGGAGCACCAAGTTTTCTCAAACAATAGTCAATTAATTCTTGTCTTGTTGATGGTTGTGCCATTAGAGTTTAGATACAACTTCTTGCTGTTTTAAATATAATTTAATGTATGATTTTGCAAAATTCTTAATAATTACAATATCATCTATACTATCTATATCTCTTGCTATTTTTTCATATTCAAACAATTTGCTAATACTTTCAAGTGTTATACTATTTGGATCCATTTGCCAAATTTCTCAATAAAGTTTTGATTTCATTCAAGTCATTTTTAATATCATTCACATCATTTTCAAGAGTATTAATTCTTTTTGATTCATTATATGTTCTTTTGTAATTTTCAACATATGATTGGTATCCATTATAATCAGCATTTACAATTCCTTCAGAGTTTAAATCCCTAAAAAGGTGATTTTTATCTTTTACTGTAATGTAGTCATTGTTAATATTTTGCATTTAAATAAATTATAATCTTGGTTTTACTGTCGCAATTGCCCTTAAATCTGAAATTAGTGGTGGATTTGCTTGATTAATAGAAGACATCACAATTTTTATTGAAAATGCTTCAAAATCCGCAAGATCATCTACAGAAAATTCATAATCCTTAAATGATGCATCTGAAGATTTAATTACTTTACTATCTGGAGATCCATCATTTTGAGAAAAATCAATAACTCTTTTTATTTTTTGTCCATCAATTTGGTAATTTGACCACCCAGGGAATAAATTAAAATTGACTTCGTTTCCTGATGAATCAGATCTAAATGTTTGATAAAGAACTCTTATATCATTTTCATTATTCATATTTGATGAAAGTATAACTTTTAAAGAATTTGCTGGTAATTTTAATCTAACTATTTTTGATATGTAGATTGCGGAGTGTTTGTCTGAAGTTAGACTTCTAATAGAATCATCATCTGCATATCCTTGATTATTATCTATTCCTATAGGATTATTTATTAAATTTGAAGTCAAAACAACTGATGACTGTATAGTATCAATAACAGGAGATAGTCTTGAATCATTACTATTCATTACAAATTCCATTGTAAGAGATCTGTTTCCTGGGGATTCATTAATAAATCTTAATTCATTTACATCAGAACAAATCAATCTTGGACTATCAAAATAATGAGTATAATCTAATGAAATTGTCTCAAATCCCTTATCTACAAATGATTTTTCATTGCCACCAATACTAGTTCCGCTAAAAGTTCTAACTCTAGGAGATATACTTGTATTTGGTAAAACAATATTAGCAATATTTGGAGTTATACATTCAAATTGAATATTATTTGTAATATTAGTACCCATATCTCCAGTTTGAATAGTTTCTAAGAAGTAAAGATCATCAGTACGATTTGCTCCAACAATATCTCCATTATAATCTTCATCAGATAGGTCAATTTCAACATGATAACTATTTAAAGTTGTTGGATGAATTGATTGGTCAACAAAAGATAAATTATGTACTTTATTAATTCTTCTTAAAGAAATTCCATTAAGTTCATATTTGTAAACTTTATCATCAATTGAATGTGATTGAACTTCTGTCCCATCAATTCCTCTAATAAGAGAAGTCAAACTATTTCCAGTAACACTAGAATATCCAACTACTTCTTCTCCAATAATAACATATCCAATATTTGTTCCATCAACAGCAACTCCTTCAAATTGAGTAAATCCAATTCCCGCAGAGGTGAGTGGAATAGAAGTAACTTCATTTGTAGATATGTCTGAACTTAATTCAGAATTAACCTGTGAATATTCTGGTCTAAATTTACTTATTTTCACGTAATTTTCTGAGGAATGCATTCCATGATTTAATTGATAGACTTTCATATGCTTTCCTGTATAATATTGATCTTGTGTTATTGAATTTATCACTACACCAGATCCAATAGGAATATTATTTCCAGAAGAATTTTGATAATTTAAAGTAGTAATTCCAACACTAAAGTCACCCTGCACATTATCAAGTACAAATGTATTATTTGATGCAATATTTGACACAGTTACTTTTCCACCATATCCTACACCAGAACCTATCTCCGGAACAATCAAAGAATCTCCAATTTGATATCCCATTCCCCCACTTGTAACAGTAACTGTACCAATTCCGGAAGTTTGTTCATTGATATTAATAGTAACAATTGCTCCAGATCCATATCCGGTTTCTGTTATTAAACTTACACCACTAAATGTTCCTGAGGTATATCCACTACCAACTTTTGAAATAGTAACACCAGTTCCTACGGAAATACTACCAGCAATACCCGTTAAAGTACCTATAGCATTACCTTGGGTTATATTTACACCCGGAACTATAATACTAGAATTATATCCAGTAGAAGCAAGTCCAACTACAATTTTCTTGGACAATAGGGCAAATTGATTGTCTCCAGTTATAGTTACTTTTTCATTTTCAATTCCTAGTATTGGAT